ATTCTTCTCTTAGCATTGTTATCACCCGCAGTTGCAAGAGCTAATACTGTCACGCCCCAGTTTACTACAGGGTCGATGAATAGTACAACTACAACAACCCAAACGATAACTGAGGTCGAGCAACGTCAGGTTTTCGGTGCTGCCGTTAACACATGGAGCGGTAGTAACATTTCAGCAGCAGCTAGTGCTGGTATTGCTGGTGGAGATGCAGTATTTACTGTAACTGATACCACATTACCTTGGAACTTAGAAGTTACAACTAGAGCAGCTGGCGTCGTAGAACAATGGGATACTACAAGAAACTATACAATAAACTCTACTACTACATCGCTGTCTGTCTTCTCACAGTAGGACCAGCGTTTGCAGAGGGAGATACAAATAATACATCAAATCCTGTGGCAGCAGCTACAGGTAATGTGACAAACCAAGCCGTACAGTTTCAGAACAACGGCTCGATGTCACGTCAAAATTATGGTCCTAGTATATCATGTAATGGGTCTACTATGACATTTAGTCCATTTTATATGGGCAATCATACGAAACCTTGGGAAATGAATGAAGATATGGGTATGAACCCTAGTAGTTATACCTTATCAGAAAACTGGGGTTTCCAAGTTAACTTTATGGTTCCTCTCGATAAACGTGGTCTTGAGCAATGCAGACGTATTGCCAAGCGTCAAGAGGAAAAGATGCAATTAGATTACGAACTTGTAAGAGCATTAAAATGTGCAGATTTACAGCGTCAAGGTTTTACCATAAGACCGGGTACACGGGTAGCTCACCTGTGTCAGGACATCGTACCTATACAATCTTTATTACCACCTCAACCAAAGAAAAAGAAATTTCTACCATTCTAATGAGTACACATACAAGATTAAAAGCTTTAGAAGCAGAAGCTGCTAAAAAGAAGCCTGCTAAGAAAAAAGCTGCAAAGCGTGATTCAAATGGACGCTATGTTAAAAAAGAAATAGTTACACCCGGAGAAGAATAATGTTTGCATTACTAAAACCATTAGTTCTAACAGGACTGAAAAGCGACAAGTTTAAAAAGTTTGTAGTCGATTTACTAGAAAAGTTAGTCGAGTCTACAGATAACGAACTTGATGATAGAGCACTACAAATTGTTAAAAAAGGACTAGACATAGAATGAACGAAACCACGAGGGTAATACCTAAAAAGGCTGCTGAAGATAAGTTTAACGAGCTACACTACCTTGTAACCGAAGAGTTCTTACGTAAGATAAAATGCGGTGAAGCAAAAACCGCCGATCTGAAAGCAGCGTGTGACTGGCTCAAAACAAATGATATAACAGGTGTTGCCCTCGAAGGTAGTCCTTTAGATCGTTTAGCTTCAGTCATACCTAAAATAGATCCAAACTTAGTACAATCCCGATTATATGGCAAGAACCGGACCTAAGTTAAGCCCTAACCCCGGTAAAACAGCAAGGTATTATCGGAGGAATAAAAAAGCACGTCTGAAACATAGACGCACTAATCGAAAGATAAATAGCACTCCCCAAAAAAGGGCTTACCGACGTGATCTAATGAGAATCCGTCGAGAACGCAAACCCGGCCCACAGACAGATATGTCACACAAGGGCGGTAAAATTGTAGCAGAAAACAGAAAAGCGAACCGACGTCGGGGAGCAACACAAGAAAAAGGTAAAAAAATGACAGCAAGAATGGGTCCAAAAAGACCTCCAAGAAAGAGAAGAATTAGAAGGTTGCCATCAAGACCACCCGGAGTAAAAGGACCGGGACCTAAAAAACAAATTGGTAGACCTAGACCTCCAAGGCCACCTAGAGGACCTAGACCTCCTAGACCTCCTAGACACGGTAGACCTACTAGACCAAGGCCCGGTGGACCAAAGCGACCAAGACCCGGTTTTGGAAGACCTACTAGACCAAGGCCACCAAGGAGACCAGTCAGACCACCAAGAAGGCCGGTTAGACCACCAAGAAGACCAGTAAGACCACCGAGGCCACCAAGGAGAAGACCTCCTATAAGAAGAAGACCTCCTAGGAGACCGCCAAGAAGAAGATTTCCCGGACGTAGACCTCCTAGAAGACATACTGGAATTAGATAATATATGACGCCACTACTACCTAACCCTGACCACTATTTACACAATTTAATAACGATGACAAGTTCAGAATCTAAACGGCTCTGGAGAAGAGCTATCAAAGAGCACTTCGATTGTCAATGCGTTTATTGCGGAGAATTTCATGAATTACACAACCTTACAATCGACCATGTACGACCCAAATGCAAGGGAGGTACGGACACAACGACGAATGTTGTACCCTCGTGTAGACGATGTAATCAGGATAAAGGTAGTAGATATTGGCTCGACTGGATGAGGTCGACGTTCGGTAAAACAGACAGAGAACAAACAATTTTATCACACATTAAATGACTGATTGGAATGATCTTTACGAAAAGTTTAAAAACAAACAACTTGGTAAAGATCAAATGGAAATTATTAAAAAAGGAATTGCTGATGATTATAACTCAAATCCAGACTTACAAAAGTTAGTGCAAGGAGTCGGTGACTTTTATCAAGATCTTAGAACTGTAGAAGGAGAAGAAAAGTATAATCCACTAAACTATTTGACTGCTGGTACACTCAGAGCTATGGAAGGAGCTGGTTGGTTAGTTGACCAAACTGCTGGGCGATTCTTGAAGGATACTATACATAATACATTACGAGTAGACCCAAGTGTAGCAGAAGTAGGATCAGAAGCAGTCCAAATGTTTGCAACTCCAAAAGCGATTACCAAAGGTATTAATCTACTTAATAAAGGTATAGCATCACAAAAAGCACACAACCTAGCATACAAAGCTGGACAGTCTGCTCGTAGATTTAAAGATAGACTAGGTTCTGTACCTACTACAGCATATGATGATGCTATCGGTATATTTGAGTTACCATCAGAAGAGTTTAGAGCATTAAGTAAATTATCAAAACAACCGGGTATTAACTCACTTACACTGGCTAGACGTTTTCAGTTACAGAAAAAAGCACTAGAAAGAAAGTATGGCAAAGCACCTAATTCTGATATACAAATGATGGCTATTGGAGGTATGGGTGACTTAGGTATGGGAGGTTTTGGTACTCGTAAAAAAGAATCAGTTATTGATTATAGAAACAGACATTTTAACCAAGCTGGATTTAAAAAAGATGAAAAAGGTAATTTTATCTTTGATGATAGATTACTTATTAAAAATGTAAAAGGTGAAGCTAGAAGATTAACTTCACAACTTGCACAAACAAAACCAAGTCAAACTGTTAAATCATCGTTTGAAAGAACAAGAGAAAAAACAAAACTTCCTTTTATGGAAGAACTTGGTGGATACATGAAACTAACTGGATCTAGACCAAACTTACATCATAGATTTGCTGCTATGGTAGTAGCACCTTTATATCGTAATCTCCCTTTAGATGATACCCCGGGTAGTGAGTGGATGGAGTTAACAGGAGTTTTAAATGAATCTCAGATCTATCCGGGTTCACCTATTTATGATCCTGATAGCTATGGTGGCCCAAAAAGCAACCTAACTCAACTTGTGACTAAAGGTGTAAATCAGAAAGTAGTTTTACCTGATGGCACTGAAAAAGTTATTAGGCGTCCTCCTGAGCCACATGATATTATGCACCATCAATATTATAAAGAGATGGGTTTACAGGATGTACCAGAAGGTAAAGCTAGTTGGTTTGATGAAAGAATGTATAAAATTACAGGTAGTCGTGAAGGTAGAATGGAAGTAGCTAGAGAGTTAGCTAAAATAGTTAACGAAGGTGATCGTATTATAGACGAAGCAATGGGTCAAATACGAGCACTGTTTGGTAACAGAACTGATCCTCAAGTTATTACAGATTTACTATCAGAAATGGCACAAACCGGAAAATTAAAAATTACCGGAACAAAGTATAGACTTAAGTCAGTAGAAGCTATTGTTAGAATTATACAGAAAGAAGTAAAGGCAAACATGCCATTAGCTGACGAACAAGAGATTTTAAACACTGTAGCACAGTATAAACTAGACTACGACCAAGAGATAGAAGCTATTGATTTACTACATAATATAGCAGACTATAATGAATCTATGCGTGTATTTGGTAAGAGACCACCAAGTATTACACATAAACAGCATAAACAGAATCAAGCAAGATATCTGGAACTTATACAAACAAAGATACCTTTAGAGATGACTGTATTAGAAGCAAAAAAAGAAGGTTTAAAAACATTTACATACAAACGTGTAAAACCACAACCTATTGGTAAACAACTCGAACTACTATTCTCTGATGACTGAACACGAAATAATTGATAGTTTAAAAGGTGACTTTAAGCTTTTCCTACAAGCACTGTGGGAAGAGCTAGGTCTACCAAGTCCGACCCGGGCACAATATGCCATAGCAGACTACTTACAGAACGGACCAAAGCGTTTGCAGATACAAGCGTTCCGTGGTGTAGGTAAGAGCTGGATTACTGGTGCATTTGTGTTATGGACACTATTTAAAGACAGCGAAAGAAAGATTATGATTATCTCCGCATCGAAGGAGCGTGCAGATAACATGTCTATCTTTTTACAAAAACTAATTATAGAAACACCATGGCTAAACTATCTAAGACCCAAATCAGACGACAGCAGATGGTCAAGGATTTCCTTCGACGTAAACTGCACTCCGCATCAGGCTCCATCCGTGAAGAGTGTTGGTATTACTGGTCAGTTAACGGGAAGTCGTGCAGATCTGATGATTCTGGACGACGTGGAAGTACCGGGAAACAGTATGACGGAGTTGATGCGTGAGAAGCTACTTCAACTCTGTACAGAAGCCGAAGCAATCCTTACGCCGAAAGACGATAGCCGTATTATGTATCTCGGGACTCCTCAGACTACTTTTACTGTTTATCGTAAGCTGGCAGAGCGGAGCTATCGACCATTTGTTTGGCCGTCAAGATATCCAAGACGTAAAAAGCTCAGTCAGTACGAAGGACTACTAGCACCACAGATCCAAGAAGATCTGGATATGGGTGCAGAAGAATGGGATGTTACAGATCCTGACAGATTTAGCGAAGAAGACCTACTAGAAAGAGAAGCAGCTATGGGTCGGAGCAACTATATGCTTCAATTTCAACTCGACACAAGTTTAAGTGATGCAGAGAAATTTCCCCTTAAAATGGCTGACCTTGTGGTTACTAGCGTCAATCCTACTTCTGCTCCTGATAACGTGGTCTGGTGTTCAGATCCAGCAAATGTTATAAAGGATGCACCTACTGTAGGACTACCCGGAGACTACTTTTATAGCCCTATGAAGCTACAAGGAGAATGGGGTCCATACGATGAGACCATATGCAGCGTAGACCCCTCTGGAAGGGGCTCAGACGAGACCGCAGCAGCCTTCATTAGTCAACGGCATGGCTTTCTATACCTACACGAAATGAGAGCCTATAGAGACGGTTATAGCGACGACACACTCCTTGACATACTGAGAGGTTGTCGTAAATATAACGTAACTAAACTTGTAATTGAAACTAACTTCGGAGATGGTATCGTAAGTGAACTATTTAAAAAACATATTCAACAGACCAATCAGTATATTGACATCGAGGAGATTCGGGCGAACGTTAGGAAAGAAGACAGAATTATTGATGCTCTTGAACCTGTCCTTAACCAGCATCGTCTTGTTGTGGATCGTTCTGTTATCGACTGGGACTATAGGTCGAATAAAGACAGTGCACCTGAAAGTCGCCTCCTCTATATGCTCTTTTACCAGATGAGTCGGATGTGTCGTGAGAAAGGTGCAGTCAAACATGACGATAGGTTGGATACACTTGCACAAGGTGTAAAGTATTTTACTGATGCGATGTCGATTAGTGCTCATGATGCGATTAAGTTAAGAAAAAGAGAAGAATGGAACAGTATATTAGAAGATTTTATTGCTCATCCTCATAAATCAGCAAATCATCTGGTTATGGGTATGAATAAAGAGCAAAGAGAGCAAGCAATGGGTCTAGAGGGTAATTCTAACGTCCCAACATGGACATAAGTCGATCCCTCACGTATACAGGGGACGAGAAGGGTGGACTCGACCCCCAGAGGGAGACTAACATCTCCCTCAACCTATTACTGGTTATCTTATGAGTAGATAACTCTTAATATACCTCCACTAACTCACTATCATGACATATATACAGAAATATAAGGCTGCACTGAAGTTAAACAGATGGCCGATGATAGATTACGTCAAACAAGCAGAAGAAGAGCAGCAAAACCGCATAAATAAGCTATACCCTAAAAAATAACATAAATTTCTCTGGTCATATAGCGTTGTAGCCGGGACGCACAGCCCCCCAACGGGTCATCTTAATACTATAATTAACAAGATTTGCCGTCGACTCATGGAAATAATTTGTTACACTGTGTCAATTTGTTGCGATCTGTTGGCGTATCATTCTTAGTCCAGTCTTACTCAGTATTAGACTAAGATTCACAATCAATGCGACTCAAATAAGATGTGTGGTACAGCTCAAATCTCAACACAGTCTCAAGTTAATAGACTATAATAAGTATATAAGAGATAAGGAGATTCAAAACATGACAAACATTAAAACAGTTACTAACATTGCATTCGGTAGAGAATTACATTATGTTCTTGATAACAATTATGCTGATGCTATTACACAACTAACAGGTAAAAAGACTATTAATAATAAAGATATTGCAGCGTTATTACAGTTAGGGCTTGCAGTTAACGGTGTTACTGCTGACACTTTAGTTGCTGTTTAATTATAATTAAGGAGAAATATATTATGAACCATCAAAGATTTAAGTTTTATAAACATAGTACAGAGTATTATAAATCATTATACAATACGATTAAAGAGTTAGAAGAATTAGATTTAACTCCAAGTTTAAGTCAATACAATTCAACAATTAATTACAATCGTAAAAGTAAATTTATTAAATCTAATAGTAATACTAATAAGACACATAAGAA